ATTAGCAGAGGACGAGTAATACTCTCTCTCTTGGTACATACTTTAAGGGCGCTTTAGGTAACTAAAGTGCCCTTTTTTAAGCATAAATATAGCATATGCCTAGTATATTAGACCCATTAGTAGATAAAGCAGCTGGCGTTAGAAAATCAGGTGCTTGGTACAGAAACGCAGTATCCTCAATTGCAGATAAAATATCAGCAAGAAGATTGATGAATCAAGGCAGATTACTAGGTAGACCAAGTATAGGTCGTTTAAATATGTTCTTTTATGACCCTAAATATAAAAAGACATTACCATATTATGATACATTTCCACTAGTGTTGCCTTTAGAAAGAATACCAGGTGGATTTTCAGGTATTAATTTTCATTATTTAAGACCTGGTGCTAGATTTACTTTGTTAGAAAGATTACAAAGATTTGCTGTAAGAAACGAAGTGTCTAGTAGAAATAGATTTGATGTTAGTTATGATAGAGTTAAAAATATACCACTTGTAAAGAACACGATTAAGAAATATTTGTTTAATCACGTGAGGTCAAATTTTTTAAGAATAGATTTTGACAAGGCTGCATTATCAGTTTATTTACCTGTGGCACAATTTAGGAAAGGTAGTCCATACTAATGGCAATATTAAGAGGCGGAAAAAGAATTGGTGGAATGGATGTTCGTATCGGTATTCCACGAGATAAATCACTAGACAATGTAGCAGGTGATCCTAGACTAAAAAGAAATCAAGGTTTTAGTCTTAATCAAATGGGTCAACCTGAAACTACACTAGGTCGTTTTCAATCATATGTAAACGAGGCAGAAGGTTTTGCTAGAAAGGCAAGATACTATGCTGAATTTATATTGCCTAAAGGTGTAGAAAACGGTGCCTTAGCAACTACTGAAGAAAGATTAGGATTTGCTGCTGAATCAGATAATAGAGCAACACAAAATTCCGATGGCAGACGAGTTAGAGCATTTTGTCAAGCAATACAAATGCCAGATAGAGAAATATCTATGAAAGAAGTTAAACATAATGGACCTGCTAGAAAAATTGCTTATGATTTTAAATCACAAGATATAACTGCTACATTTGTTGCAGATAAATTTTTAAGAGAAAGAACTTATTTTGAATTATGGCAGAAGTCTGCTGTTAGTACAGCAAACTTTAATTATAACTTCTATGATGATTATGTAACTAACTTAAACATATTTCAATTAGGACAATATGCTAGCAGACAAGAGCGTGATGATGTAACTTATGGAGTACAATTATTAGATTGTTTTCCTAAATCAATAGGTGCTGTAGATTATTCTGCTACAACTAATGAAACACAAACATTTAATGTTTCATTTACATTTAGATATTGGGTGAACTATTTTATAGACCAACAAGGTAATATAGAATTAGGTTCTCCTACCTTTGGCAAACCTGTTGTCAAAGAAGGACCATTTGGTGGTCTATTAAGTAAATTACCACCAGAATTAAGAAGAGCAGGAAGAGATGTACTGAATGATTTAAGAAGACGAGTACCTCTAGGAAGAATTACAGGTGGTCGGGTATTTCCACCATTCAAAATACCACCACTAAATATATAATATTATATAATAAGGAGATATAATGACATTACCAACGGTTGAAACACCACGATATGAATTGACTTTACCATCTACTGATAAGGTTGTACAATTCAGACCTTTTTTAGTAAAAGAGGAAAAAGTATTATTAGTTGCTATGGAATCTAATAATGCTAACGAGATAATGAACGCAACAAGAGAAATATTATCAGCGTGTACCTACGATAAAATTGATGTAGATACATTACCTATATTTGATGTAGAGTATATCTTTTTACAGATAAGAGCAAAGTCTGTTGGAGAGATAGCAAAATTTAAATTGTTGTGTCCAGATGATAAAGAAACATTTGCTGATGTTGAATTAGATTTATCAAAAGTAAATGTACAAGTAGATGATGAACATACAAACAATATTGTAATTGACGAAGATAGAAAATTAGGAGTTGTATTTAACTATCCTACGCTAGGAATGACCAAGGCTGGTTTTAATGTAGATGATACTGATATTACATCATTATTTAATATAATGACATCAAGTATAAATCACATCTATGAGGGGGAAAAGATATACCCAGCGAAAGATAGTACAAAAGAAGAATTAAGAAAATTTTTAGAAGGTCTTCCACAAAAGACTTTTGCAAAAATTAAAACTTATTTTGAATCAATGCCTCAATTACGGCATAGTGTTGAGGTAGAAAATCCTAAAACAAAAGTCAAAAGCACAATTGTTTTAAAAGGGATTAGAGATTTTTTTCAATAAGCCTCTCCCACAACAGCCTAGAGGCATACTTTGAAACGAATTTTGCTTTAATGCAACATCATAAATACTCATTAGGTGAGATTGAAAAAATGTTGCCGTGGGAAAGAGATGTATATGTTTCTCTTTTAATAAACCACATAAAGGAAGAAAACAAAAAAAGAGAAGAACAACGAAGAAAAGGATAATTATGTTTGAAGAACAGAAAAAAGACGCAGTTGATAAAATTAAATGGGTATGGTGGTTCTTAAAAGAAGAACTTCCACAATTCTTATCTAACTGGAGAACGGTACCTAGAATTATGATGGTACTATATGGTTTAGTTTTCTATAACACAATGCAATGGTTTATGGCACTTGAAAATCCTAACAACGCACAAGCAGGTTTTGTATCAGTTGTTGTAGGGGCAGGCGCTGCTTGGTTTGGGTTATATGTAAACGGCAAATCATCAAAAATTAAATCATCAAAACCTAGAGATACAAGTATAGGATAATATGGCATCCGTATCAGAAATAGCACCATTATCTACTGAATTTGATTTACCAGAGAAAAAAGGTACACGAGGTCCTGATAAAGGACCTAGAGTACCAGGTGGTTTCAAAAAGGCAGTAGAAGAAATTGCTAATGTAATTTTTAGTAAGACTAGAATATCAGTAGAAGGTGCTGCTAAGGCAGTTATACCTAGTATACCTAAAATGCTTACTGAAATTGCTGAAGATATAAGAACAGGATCAGTAGATAAATTTAAAATTTCATTAAATAAATTAGAAAATATTATAGGTCAATTAGGCATAGATTTAAAAAAATACAATAAAGATTTAGCAAATTTTTTAGACGATAGATCAAAAAATACTATTGAAAGTGAACGAAAAATTATTGAAATGAGAGAAAGAGGTGCTAAAGCAGAAATCAACGAGATAACTGGTAAAATTAATGTTTTAAGTAGAGCAGAAATCAAACAAAGAACAGAAACATTAAGACAAGTATTAAAAGATACAAAAAGAATTAAAAGAGAAAAAGAAAAAGAAGAAAAACAAGTACAAAAAAGTGCTTTCTTGTCAGAAGCAGAAATAGAAGTTAAAAAAGAATTTATAGAAAAAAGTTATGAACAATTACAAGATTTAGAAACAAGAAAAGAAACTCTAAAAAGTACATTAGGTATTGAAAGTGATGAAGACTTGCCAGGCACAGGTTTCTTTGGTGGTTTTGGAAGAGGAAACAAAGGCGGAATGGGTGGTGGTGAAGGTATAAGAGAATTTGTACCTAATTTCATAATGGATTTTGTAGATAACTTTAGAGATCAATTAATGGGTTTCGTTGAACCATTTATAATTCTAAAAGATGTAGTATTTGATTTATTAAAACCATTGAGAATATTTGGTAAATTATTTAAACCACTTCTTGCTGGTATGGGTAGATTAATTAAACAAATAGGCAGACAGATTATGGTAGGAATGTTGTTAGTAGCAACAAACCTATTAAGATTATTGACAGATAAAAAAGTATTGATAGGTCTTGCTGCTCTTGCAGGTATATTAGGATTAAAAAAATTACACGATAAATTTAAAGATGGTCCTGATGGTCCTAAGGCAGGGTCGGCAGGTGATATGGATGCTGAAGCGAGTCACGAGCAATTTGATTTTGTACAAGACGCTAAAGTTTCAAAAAGAGATTCAAAAGATCCTAACGCACCTTTTTATGATAAAAACTCTAGGCAGATTATACAACCTGACAATCCTAATTATTTCAAACTAAAGAAAGCAAATAATTTACCGATGGTAGGTATGAGTGAAAGAATTGAAAATAACAAACAATTAATAGAATCAGGAACACCAGATGGTCCAAACAACAATTTAGCAGTACCTATTTCTACTTCATCTAATACTTCTAATAGTGCTACTAATTCTACCGTGATTAGTGCTGCTAATCAGACTAGTGATTTCTATGATGTTGTTGATGGAACTTAACCTAATTCTTTTTCAGTAATTATTTTAAACACAGCACCGTTATCTTCAGCATAACTAGTTGCTGCTCGCCACTTTGCTTGATTTTTAATAAACTCAAAACTCTCACGCATATACGATTTAGTTTTCTTTTTAGGTGGTTTAGGTCTAACACATTGACGAGAAGGTTTAATCTCAATCAACATTTTTTTATTCTTATCTGTTTTTAGTATGAAGTCTGGAAAGTATCTATGATATTTTTTGTCAATAGGGTTATAATATCTAATAGGTAATTCTTCACTTGCCCATTGTACTATGCCTGGATTGTTATCACAATAGACCATAAATTTACGCTCTAAAAGTGAACGATATACTATGTTATTTGGGTTGCCAACATATTTTTTAGGGTTCGTTGGTTTATATATTCCCTTAAAAGACTTCTTCATATCATATAAATAGTTATAACAATATTTAGTAAGGATAAAAAAATGAGTTGGACATCAAAAGTAGCAAATGTAATTAAAGGTCAAATAGCAAATCATATTGGTAACAAATTAATGTCATCATTTGCTAGTGGTGGTAGTACATCTAAACTAGCGGCAAAACTTGCTAGTAAATCTAGGTTAGATATAGATAAGTCACCTACAAGTCATTTATCAGCACAAAACGACCCATTTAAATATGGTATGGTTTATTATCCTGAAGAAACAGCAAATTTAGGTGAAGGACATTATATAATGTTTGACACAATATGGAATACAAGATCAGTTGTACCTCCTGTTGGAGATTTTGATGGTTTAACAAGCAAATTTGGTGGCGTAGATCAAGTATTAGGTGAGAATAATGCTGCCTTTAATAAAAGACGAGAAGGATTTAAAAAACAAGGTTTAGATCAATCAATATTAAAATCAACAAAAACAGGTCTACACAGACAAGGTCAAAATCAAACACACAAACATTTAGGTTCATCTATCATATTATATACTCCTGCTACAACAAAATTTGATTATAAGGCAACTTATGAACAAGCAGAAACAAAAAATATAGCAATGTTAAAAGACGCTGCTGGTAATATAGCAGAAAATGTTAGATCATTTATGGCAAATGAACAATCTGGAAAACAAGGTATGGGAGATATATTAGGAATGTTGATGGAAACAGGTGGTGTTATAGGTAGACAAGTATTACAAGGGGCACTTGAAGTTGCATTCCCTGGTGCTGCTGGTTTCTTTACAAAACAAACTGGTAGAGCACTTAACCCGAGAATGGAATTAGCATTTCAATCTGTGCCATTTAGATCATTTAATTTTGAGTTTGACTTTGCACCTAAAAATCAAAAAGAAGTTGAGTCAGTAAATAAAATTATGCAGTTATTTAAATTTCATATGGCACCAGATGTATCAAACGAAAAATATATGATTACGCCATCAGAATTTCAAATAATGTATTACTACCGAGATAAAGTCAACACATATTTACCTAAAATTAGTAGATGTGTATTACAAGATATGTCAGTTGATTATGCACCTGAAGGTGTGTTCCATACATTTAAGGCAGACGCTCAAGGTGCTATGCCTGTAATATCTAAATTAACTTTGACATTTTCTGAAACAGAAATTATGACAAAACAAACTATATCTGAAGGATTTTAATGTACTTTAGTCATTTCAAACAAGGTTATTATGACCTAACAGGCGATGGTAATAAAAAACTATTAACAGATTTATTTACTAGAGTCAAAATTAGAGATAAAGCATTTGATGTTGCAACTCTATATGACAAATATGATGTAACTAGTGGTGAGAAACCTGAAGACATAGCATATAAACATTTTGGTAATTCACAATATCATTGGGTAATATTATTAACAAACAATATAACAGATAGATATTATGGTTGGCCATTATCTATACAAGAATTTGAAAAATACATATACGACAAATACGACAATCCAGAAGCAGTACATCATTATGAGAAAGTACAATCTAGTGGTCGTACAACAGGACAAGGACCTGCCGATTATTCACACCTTATAGAATGTCAATCTACGGATGTAGGAGCACAATCAGTCAGTAATAGAGAATATGAAGATAGACTACAAGATGAAAAACGACAGATTAAATTATTAGACCCTGCTTACTTACAAATATTCATAGAAGAATTTGAAAAATTAACGAGTGAATAATGCCATACTTTAACGCAAGTAATACCTTAATAGAAAGACCAGGTAACTTCATACTTACCGATGTCAATATCATACCTTATCATAGAGAAGGTGATGAAGGTATATACAGACAAATCATAACAGACCAAGTATTAGAATTTAAAATTTACGAGAGTTTAGAAAGTCCGTTTTTACACGGCGATATGACACTTGTTGATGGTGTTAATCTAATCAGTAGTATACCTCTTACAGGATTTGAAAGACTAGAGTTTAAATTATATACACCAGGTGAACAAAGAGGTTATGACTTTTCTGTACTATCAGGACACCCTATGATGATAACAGGCATTAGAAATAAGGCAATGTTAAAAGATAGAATACAATCATATGTGTTAGAATTTTGCAGTATGGAAAGAGTTAAGAATGATTTAACAAAAGTATCACAAGCATTTACAGGAACAACAGACGAGGCAGTATCATCACTTGTAAGAGATAATTTAGATAGTAAAAAGAATTTAATTATAGAAGAAACAAAAACGGTTGCTAAGTATATTGCACCTCGTGTTAAACCTGTACACGCTATTAAACAATTATCTGGTTTATCTGAATCAAAGAACTTTAACAATTCAGGTTATAAGTTTTATGAAACAGGTACAGGTTTTCATTATAAGACATTTGAGTCAATGTTTTGTAATGAGAGTGGCACGCCTAGACCTGTAAGAGCAAGATATTCGCCAAAGATAGTAACATATAGAGATGAAAAAGGTGATAGAGATATAATCAATGCTTTGCAGGCAGTATCACATTTTAAAATAAAACATCAATTTGATACATTAAGACATTTGAATTTTGGTACATATGCTAGTAAAACTATTACACACGATATATTTAATAAAACTATTACCGAAGATACATTTGACTATCATACTAATTATGAGAAAGAAAAACATTTAGAAGATGGAGATGACAAAGGCGTTGTACCTTTCTTTAATTTTGCACTAGGTAAAACAATATCAGACTTTCCTGACACAAAGACGCATTTTGTTTCAGGCACAGACAAAGTACACAATGATTATGACTACCTAGGTCGCAGTCATA